CACACGACCCCTCGTAGTTTAACGCCTTCGGGCGGAAATAGGAACCGAAGCACCTGTTCTCTATTCCTGGAGGGCTCTATCCTCCTGCAACCTCCGAGCCACAAACTGCCTGCGCAGCTTTGACTTGGAGATCTCATCCTAGTCCAAACTAGGGGAACTCTGTTTTGATGACGAAGCCACAGCCTTAGCTGCGGCCGTGACGCCGTACTGCTTGCCAACCAGGATCTGTGGAGTCTTTCTATTCTTGACAGAAGGACCATCACCATGATCAGCATTCAGTTCCCAGCTCACACCACTTGGTTTCCTCTTTGAACAAGAAAAGGTCAAAACCACACGCAACTGGTATGATGCTCGCTCCACCTTGGCCTCATGGGCGTAAAGCAGATTGAGCGACCCAAACTCATCCTCCGAAACCAAATGCCCATTACGTACAAATACCCGGCGATCACTCGGACGAAGCGGAAAATTGAAGCGCGTACCGAGGCAATCCCTACGGACTGCAACGGCACCCTTCAATTCCGAAATGGGGAGGATGCCCATATTAGTGTGGCTCTGTGACAAGCCAAACACCATACGTTCATCATCTTTGTCATATACTAGCCCCGTCGTCACAACGATACGAACTCCCGAGAGAGAAACGTTGTCGTACAAAGACAGGGGCCCAGCGTACGTCCCCGGCCAGAACAAATCCCAGCCACCAATGTTCGAGTTTACGGTGTACTCACCCGTAATGTCCACCTCAACAGTGTCAGCCCTGTTAGACTGGGCGCCTCGCGGCGCGTTTCCCATTTGAGGGTTCGCCCTAACCCGATCAAGCGCTTGCTGTGCCTTCCGACGGGCACCTTCAGCGGCAGTGATCTTGCCTGAGCGAACAAGAGCGTCAATATTGCGTACCATGTTGAATACGTGTTCTCTTTATTCCTCGAAGTCTTCCAGCACTTGGTCGAAATCTCGCAACAAAAGAAAATGTCCAATCACTTTCCTACAATACCTACCAGCCCATCCTCTGGACTATCTCACCAAGATTTCTTGCATGCCGTAACTCATACAAGAACTGCTCCTGAAAACCGGGATAATCCGCATCAGTTTCGTCTTTGGAAAGGAGACGAAATAAGGTTCTGTGCCAGTTCTCCGGCTCACCTTTCCACGTGCCATCAAACAAGGTAGAGCAGAAGGATATTTTCCTCTCCATCCGCGTTGTCCCCCTCGTTTGAAAGCCGTACCCCTTGTACACTTCCTCCATGCCTGGAGTGTAACGTTCGAGGGCGTCGTCACCCATTTGACAACCCCGATAACGTCCCACGACTGGTCCCGCCTTCGCCTCAACAATGTAAGCCAACATATATCTCATGTGGCTATTGTCGCTTGACGTAAGGTAGGAACCAGACTTCTGAATTCCAGGCACGCGTTGTGCAAACATGAACCCGTCAGAATCAACGAACACACAACGGGATTGGCCATAGTAGAACTGGGACACCATACGTGCCCAAGCTCCTGATGAGGACCCACAGGCGAGTCTAAAATCTCGCGCCATGTCCATGAGCCAACCCGGAACTGTCCAGTCCCATCCTGATATATCTGAAGAGCAAGTAGGCCCCTCATCCATTATCTTCTGGAAGTAACCGTACAGGTCCTGCATTCCTTGATCTGACAAACCCATGCCAGGTTTGAAAGGCAATTTCCGATGCGCCTTAATCTCCATCTTATTCTGTTTGGAGAACAGAACCCTCTCCACAACAGAATCCACGACGGAGACAGACGATATCAACCGAAAACGACCAGCCTTGACTTTCGCCTCCTTGTGAGGCTCGTCCTTAATGAAGAGCTTGATGGGGTCGCGAACCCCCACCATAACTAACTCTTCAGCTGTCATGCGGTCCAAATTAAAATCCAACAAAGCCAACAACCTGTTAATAACAAGAAGGGACATGCCTCGAACATCATCGAGCCATGGACCCTTCGCCCCATTGAGATACATCAGCGGGACGCCGGCAGACGCCACGTCCTTTGAATCGCTGATGCACTGGAATAACAAATTAACAAAAGAAACAGACGACGGGCGAAGAAATCTCAATTCAGCAGGGAGCTGACCGCCACACGGGCCCGAGCTTGAAGACTCGGCTCCGATTGGGCCAACCCAGCTAAAGGTGCGAAGGGATTTGGCGTGCCAAAACCACTCCGCGCATTCAACAAGGCATTCTCTTGCCTCCTCCACTGTTTGCGGGACTTCACCTCCCGAACCATCTGCCCGTACTCGAACAAAAGCTCTTGGTACGGCATGTGGCGATAAAAGTTCATCGCCTTCTGTTGTCCGGGTCGCATTTCTGCAACCCAATGTTGTCCCGTGACCAAAAAGGTCACCATTTGAATCGGGGTCGGTTGCCCCGCATCCCCAGACAAATTCTTGCGTAGCAGCCGCAACGGCTGCTTTCCGCTCTGCCTCTGCTGGCGCATCACTGCGGGAGCAGTAGGCGGAGTGCGCCGCAAGACTTGTCCTGGTTCCTTTACCGGAGCGGGGAGGCCAACAGAGTCCTTCACATTCAACGAAGCCTCGGGTGTCCGGTGTGGGTCTGGCATCACTACCTCCCACTCGTCTAGACGTTCCACAGGCTTCGAGGATGCCGGCTTCTTCGACCTCTTTGACTTGGTCTTCAAGTCTCGTACTTCCTTCCGGAGCCGTCCCATTATCCGCAGCGCTTCGGTCATTGTCGAAAAGACGGGCAACTGCCTCGCCTCCCCACCGATAAGAACCGCATCCAATGAGAGCGTCGAGAGAACGCGGGGTAAAGTTGGATTTCTCCGTGAGAAACCGAAGTCGAGCATCGGCTTCTTCCAGTATCCGTCCAAAGTCGAACGCACCGTTTGCGAACCAACGACTGCCTGAGCCGTCGCTGGGTGTAGCTCTAGGAACCGTTGCGCATTTTGTTGCACACGCAACTTCTTGGCTTCTAAAGCCACGATGCGCTTGCTTTCCTTTACCAGTCGCGCTTCCTCGTTCAACCGGCGATTCTCCTCGGCGACTCGGGCCTTTTGAGCCCTGTGTCGTTCTAAAAAAGAAGATAAAGCCTTTTCGTTGATACCACGGAGTTCTGCGTCCACACGAGCCCGGGGGATGGTGCATGAATCAAGGCCAAGACGGTCACACAAAGTTTTTGAGCCATAGGCCTGGTGAATCTGAGCTGTAGCATCCTCCTCGGTACGTATACCTCCGAAGTCAGCAAAGCCCTCATCATCATCTTCGTCATCCAGATCAGCCCAGGCGACGTTCTTACCAGAATAGGTGAAGTTGTAGTCGTAACCATCATAGTCAACCAAGCTGCGATTTGCGAACCTGACGCTATCTTCAGCCATATCCGCGTCGTCCCAGACACTGGAATCATAAAGCTCACCTACACTCTCACTAGTGCGATGTTCCTTCTTGACCCTCCGCATGAGATCGACAAACGCTGTTCCATCGTTTGCCCGCTCATCCTTTCGCAACCCGGTATGGACTCCGACCACTTCACCCTTCATATTAAGAATGGGTGAACCAGACCAACCAGGAAAAGTCGTACAACCGTGTGCGATCCTATAACCAGGAACCCATGACGATTTTCCCGTAGACTCTTCCAGAGTAAATCCATCCCTAGATCCAACGACCCGCATCATGCCTGGCTGGTACTGATTTGTACGCATCACCTTAACATTTAACGAATCAAGCATAAACCTCGGGGTCTTAACCACAACAGTGTCGAGGCGATCGTCAGTGCTCATCAGCAGCTTGCAATTTGGCAAAAGCATGGACTTACCACCACTTACCAAACGCACTTGCCCCGGTCTAGCTTCAATGTGTTGCCACACATGCTTAGCGGTAACTAGACCTTCAGCGATTCGGAAACCGCAACCGATGAACTTAGCACCAACGAAGAAGAACATAAGCCCAGGGAAAACATCTACCATGTTGGGCAGGGAAGAGTCAAAAGCTGCCTCCTTGTACGTGCGCTGTTGGCGCATGTGCATAGCGAAGAAAGCATTTACCTTAACGCGGATAACCGCGCCTCCTGTCTCAACCGTGAAATAGGGATTTCCAAGAGCATCAAAACAATATTCCTTTGCCTCATGATACACTGGTGCCTGAACGACATTGTCACCAACACCGTACAGCACCCTATACAGGGGAAGAATTAACAGATTCCTAATCGCAAACCAGATCAGTGCGCAAGTGCAAAACACCGTTGCAGCGAAAACCGAGAAACCAATCGCCATCCTGACCGAAGTCTGGATTTCTGCCTGGTAGACAGCCAAGAAACCTGAGAACAATGCAAACATAGTTGCAACCGACGAGGCAATGCAGGAAACAACCCACATATACGCTTCCAACAGCATCTCCCAAAGGATGTTGTTGGCCCACACCAACTCGTAGAAACTCATGTTTCTGGTGCAGCAATGTGTAGTATAACTACAC